CGTTCAATGCCTAATTTGATCGCCTATGATATCGCAGGCGTTCAACCAATGAGTGGTCCTACTGGACTCATCTTTGCAATGCGTTCACGTTATGTTAATCAGTCCGGTACTGAAGCATTCTTCAACGAAGCTGATTCGGCGTTCTCTGGTCAACCTGCTGGTCGTGACGATGCTGCTGGATTCAGTGATACTGCTGCTGGTATTGGTACCACTGCCCAAGGTGGTGTTAATCCCTCAGTTTTAAACCCTGTTGGTACTGCTACTTCTACTGCCTATAACGTAGGTCAAGGTTTACGCACGGATTCTGCTGAGAACCTTGATGGCACAGGTTCTGATGCCTTCAATCAGATGGCGTTCTCAATTGAGAAAGTTACTGTTACTGCAAAGTCAAGAGCACTCAAGGCTGAGTATTCATTAGAACTTGCACAAGACCTTAAGGCAATCCATGGCCTGAATGCTGAAGCGGAATTGGCAAACATTCTCTCAACTGAGATTCTTGCTGAAATCAACCGTGAAGTTATCAGAACCGTCTATAAGGTTGCTGAGCAAGGTGCAGTTCAAAACACTGCTACTGCAGGTATTTTTGACCTCGATATTGACTCCAACGGTCGTTGGTCAGTTGAGAAGTTCAAAGGTCTTCTGTTCCAGATTGAGCGTGATGCCAATGCAATCGCACAAAGAACTCGTCGTGGAAAGGGCAACACCGTTATGTGCTCTGCTGACGTTGCTTCAGCATTGACCATGGCTGGTGTTCTTGACTACACCCCTGCTCTTAACAGCAATCTGAACGTTGATGATACCGGCAGCACTTTTGCTGGTACTTTGATGGGCAAATTCAAGGTCTACATCGACCCATATTCTGCTAACCTAACTACCGCTAACGGAACTCCAGGTAATCAGTATTATGTTGTTGGTTATAAGGGTTCTTCACCTTATGATGCTGGACTGTTCTATTGTCCTTATGTTCCTCTCCAAATGGTTCGTGCCGTTGGTGAGAACAACTTCCAGCCTAAAATTGGCTTTAAGACTCGTTACGGTATGGTTGCAAACCCATTCGCTGAGGGAACTAACCAAGGACTTGGTGGTCTTACAGTTAATGCAAACCGTTACTACCGTAGAGTTGCGGTTAAGAATCTTATGTGAGTTTTTCTCACAAGATTATACAAGACCTCCTTCGGGGGGTCTTTTTTTTATCTAAATAAAAATAAGGATATCATAATCAAAATGAAACCAACACCGAGAGAAACAAAAGAAGCAGTTGAAAGATACAATTTTGTTGTTGGGCACTTAATCAAAGAAGGTTATGCTCAAGACAATGAATCTGCAGATTTAATTATTACTGGCATGAGTGAAGAATGGTATAATACTATTACCAATGAATGAGAATATAGATAATGGCAACTGATCAACCAGAAAATAGAAATTTTTTATCTCCTACAGGATTTAAATTTTCTCTCAAAAGAACTCCTAAAGTTTCATTCTTTTGTAATTCTGCAAACATTCCAGAATTAACTCTTGGAATCGCAGTTCAACCAACATATTTAAAAGACATTGAACTTCCAGGTGACAAGTTAATTTTTGGAGATCTTACTTTAAGATTTCTTGTAGATGAAGACTTAAAAAATTATCTAGAAATTCAAAATTGGATGCGTGGAATTGGATATCCAGAAAGTTTAGATGAAATTTATACATTTCAAAAAACTGGAACTATAAATCCAAAACTTGAATCACAAAAACAACTAGGTCTTTTTTCTGATGGCACTCTTCAAGTTTTAACAAATTCATCACTTCCAAATTTTCAAGTTGCCTTTAAAGATTTATTTCCATATTCGTTGGGAACTTTATCGTTTGATGCAACAGCAATGGATGTTCAGTACTTTACAGCAGACGTGAGTTTCAAGTATACTATCTACAATATAACTGATTTAAGTGGAAATAATTTATGAATTTTGACCTTGATATGATTCAAAAAATGTGGGAAAAAGATTCAATAATTGATCCAGATAATCTTCACACAG